TCTATATTACGCATACGATGAACGTATTTGGTCAACGACAACACCCAGAAAAGTTTATTCCTATGACTATTAGGAATGTACGCGATGGTGGAACTGTTACTATTCATAGTGACTCAACCAAAACAATTCCAGGTTCACGACATTATATCCATGCTGAAGACGTGGCTGATGCTACCTTATTCTTATTGGAACATAACCGTACACTTGATATGACAAACAACACGGGAATTAAATGCCCTAAGTTTAATATCTGTGGCGCGACAGAACTTAACAATTTAGAACTAGCAAATCTAATTGCTGATGCACAAGGAAAGGAATTAAAATATGAGTTTATGGATTTCCATTCTAGCCGTCCTGGCCACGACCTCCGTTATGCTCTTAGTGGCGATCGTATGGCGAACATGGGTTGGCGCCCGCAACCAGTTGAACGACGACTTGAAGAAGTTGTGCGATGGACTTTAGATAACACAAGGTGGTTAGACATATGAATATGAACGAATGGCAAGAATTAATTGAAAAGCATTATGTGGATGCTCGAGATCAGCGCTCAGATATTAATGAACACTTGCACGACCTATTAACACTCGCTGAAAATTGTACACATGTTACTGAAATGGGATCTCGTTTTGGCGAGAGTACAAAGGCATTTCTCAAAGCTCCAGTATCACTTAGAGCATACGACTTAGAAATTCACCCTCCGCTTGCTGAGTTGTTTAAAATGGCTCGTAAGGTAGGTAAAGATGTTGAGTACATCAGAGGTAATACGCTTGATGTTTTGATTGAACCAACAGATATGCTTTTTATTGACACATGGCATTCTCAACAGCAACTTAGAGATGAACTTAAATTGCACGGTAATGCTGCTCGAAAATATCTTGCTTTCCACGATACCCATACATATGGAGTAAGAGATGAACAAAGAGATTGGGCAGAAAATCCTAATCGCAAAGCAGTTGCAGGTCAAGGTTTGCTTCCAGCTATTATCGATTTTGTAATTGCTAATCCTCACTGGGAATTTAAAATGCATAAAAGTAATAATAATGGATTGACTGTTTTGGAGAGAAGAGGTTAAAATGAAGATCGTTGATTGTTTCCCATTTTTCGCACCTACCAATGAAGAAATACTTTATCTTAGAGTAAATATGTTGAAGGATTATGTTGACAAGTTTATTATCGTAGAGTCAAATAAAACTCATAGTGGTAAACCTGTTGAGCGCAAGTTTCCTGAAATTGCTCGTAAGCTTGGGTTACCAATTGAAAAAATCATTTATGTTGAGCACGATATTCCAGACACAGAGGACTTAGAAGTACTTGACATTGACAGAAAAAACGCTGGGGTAAACGCCAATAATATAGATTCGGTGCATGCTCGTGCACGAGAACGGCTTCAAAAAGACGCTGTGATGATGGCGTTACAAGACTTTGAAAAAAGAGATGTTTTTCTTTATGGTGATGCCGATGAAATTATCGACCCAAAACATATTAAATGGTTAGCTAAACAATGTCATAACCATCCAAATTTAATTATCAAAGTTCCTTTGGTATATTTACAAGGTCGAGCTGATTTAAGAATCCACCACCGTAACGATGTTCCTGTTATTTGGAAACGAGCAATGTTTTTTGCAACCAAGGAACAATTATTACATGCTAAGTTGAGTAATATTCGTTGCGGTAATATCTATATGCCTGTTAAGTTTCCAACAAACGAAGGTGTAAACCAAGAGGATATGGGATGGCATTTTGCTTGGATGGGAACTCAACAACAGCGTCAAACAAAAGCAGACTCTTTTGCTCATGCCTTTGATAGCTTTAAATGGCATACTACTGGTGGATATGCAGACTATAAAAAGTTTGTAGATAATACTCAGCCTGTTGAAGGTAACATCGCACCAGACAGTAATGAGGATCATATCTTAAAACGATATCCACACTCGTCTTTACCTCAAATGATTTTTGATGAACCTTTTTTGAAAGATTTCTTTTTGCCTGAAGTAAGCATTGACGAGACATATTCGTTTAACGATTGTAAATGTTACTGGTGCGAAACATTGCAATGGCCACTTATGTACGATTTAGAAGATAACCACGAAAAGCTTTGGTTTGAAGTTCCAAGAAGTTGTTCAGTAACTATCAAAGAAAGCTTTCCGCAACGTAAACAAGTGATGCGTGGAACTCGTATGTATAACGGGTTTATTGAATCAAAGAAAAAACCAATTATGATTTTTACTGATCCTATTGACCGTTTTGTTTCTTTAATTAACGTATACCTTACAGAACGTCAACGGTATTATGATTATGGTAAAGATATTTTTAGTTCCTTTGATGTTGACATCGCGAACCTGACTAAAGAGGAAAAAATTAATTACTTTTTCAGAAACCTAAATAAAATTACTTCAGGCCATCAGGTTCACCACTTCCATCCTCAGTGTCGATTTGTTGATACAGAAAACTTTGAAAAAATTGAAGTGGTTAAAAGAGAAGATGTAAATGACTATTTTGATATTGCAGTAAAGCATAACGTTACTCGCAAGGAAATTACTAAGGACGATTTTACTCCTGAGCAAACCGAGTTTATTAAACGAGCCTATGCAAGCGACTATGCTTTTTATGAAAAGTTTGGAGTAAAACGTGGCAAAAGTAAAGGTAAATGAGCGAGGGTTTGAAGCTCTTAATTTAGAAATCAAACAGCTCAAGAGAGAAAAATCAGATCTGTATAATGAGATTGACGCGCTGAGAAGTCAAAGAATGATGCTCTTTGATACCATCAGTGCGTTAGTTGAAGATAAAACATACTGGTCAGAAGAAGCTCAAAAAAGTGGTATTATCTGGCGCTTGGAAAATGTACTAAAGAATATTCAATGATTCCTAAGTATGAAATTGTAGCTCCATACCACCACCAATATCAGCAAGAGCAAAATCTTCCTAATTTACAAACCGCTGAACAGCGCCACGAATATGCTATGTTTGTAAAGGGAAATGACCATTTAATTAACGGTCGTACATATTGCTATAAAGACGAAGATGGTAACTATGTAAGCACATTTGTAAGCCAGTATTCTGATATTATTTTCAAAAATTTAGAACCGCTTGTAAGAGATGCCGTACTTAAATTGCATGACAAAGGTTATTTAACGTTCACAAGCTGCCAAGGACATGATGATTCAAAACACAGATATATTGGTGTTCTATTCAATAATGTAGACCAAAAGAATAATTTTATCAAGGAAATAGATAACTTAAATTGTGATATACACTGGCACGATAATATGATAAACTCAGTGGAAAGACCATGTCAAAATGTTCCTTGGTGGGCAGATGGCGGATATACCGTACACATTGTTTACGACGATACTCTTTATAATAATGCGCCACAGCAAAGGGCTAGACAAAGACCTTATACAGATGCCGACCTTACAAAGTTTTGGAATATACAATCAAAGCGAAATTATAATCACTATGAAGCTATAGTATTTTCGTTTGCCTATCCGATGGTTGAAAAAAATTTATGGGAAAGACTCAAGAAATATTTTTTGTATGACCAAAATAAAGTTGAAAACGCTTATAACGATTTCTTAAACAAAGCAAATAAATTAACAGAGTATTTAGCATGAGTTGGCAACTTTGGGATCCTCCTGCAATTATCATACCAGCTCCAATACAAGCTGAAATTAAAGCAGAGCAAAAAGAACAAATACCTATTGACGAGCACTACAAAAAAGTGTATGATACTGCTTGGAATAAGCTTCAGCCCGATGGCAGAATAAATATTGACGGAGAGTCAAGCGCAAGCATAAGTCCATACTCTAAACACTTTCGTTCTCAAGTTGAGGATCGTATTTGGCCTTTAGTTGAATTATTATATTTAAAAGGCTATTTACCTGTAAGTAGTTGTGGAGGACATAGAGGCAACCTATTCCAAGAATTTGAAAGAGGATTTTTTGAATATAGTGCATGTCCGTATGTTATGATTGTAGTTGATAGAAATCTTGAAAAATCTGTAGCACAATCCTTTGAATGTTCTTTTACTGATATATCGGTAGCTCATAGTATGGGTGGAATGGATGCTTCAAAAGCTAGTGAAGGTAAAATCGTTAAGACTAAACGTAAAAATATTCAAAATGAATATGAATCTTTAAACTGGATGATGCAGAGAAATTATGATGCGTGGAGCTATATCACAATCAGAATAAACCCTTGGAAGCGCATGAGCTTGAAATACGTTTTGAGAACAAGACACGAAGAAAAATTAATTAATTATGTAGTTGAAAAGTATAGAGATTTACCTGAATATATTTCGTAAAATGTGAAAATAACTGTTGACATTGTCTACAAAATAGTTTATATTGGTAGTATATAAAACATGAGGCAGTAAAATGAAAATCAAAAACGTAATCACAGGAACCTTGTCTGCGGCAATTACAGCGACAATGTTTATTGCACCAGTGTATGGAACAGTTTCTGCAGCGGATCGTTTGCAAAACAACGAAAACGAAACATGCTTGGCGCTAAATATCTATTACGAAGCTCGTGGTAGCAACTTAGCAGATAAAGCTGGTGTAGCTGATGTTGTTTTAAATCGTGTTTATGATACACGTTATCCAAACAATGTTTGTGATGTGGTACATCAAGGTAAGACAGATGCAAATGGTAATATGGTTCGTCATATGTGTCAGTTTTCTTGGTATTGTGATGGAAAACATGACCGTCCTCAAGATGAGGATCGTTGGCAGGAAGCACAGTTGATTGCATATAACATGCTAAATCATAATAAATATCGTGGTATCACCGAGGGTGCTACACATTATCACGCAACATACGTAAATCCATCGTGGGCTTCAAGCCTTCAATTGGTTGGTCGGCTAGGTGCACACATCTATTATCGCTGGGAGTATTAATGGAAGAAAGAAAAGCAATAATAAAACTAAACGGCGGAAGAGGTGCTTTACTTTGTAACGGATGCAGCATTATTCTTTCTTATGGCATGGACCACGACACAAAAATTGAACATTATTGTGGTGAATGTTATAGACTAAAGGAAAAAAATAAAAAGGAACCATTAAGTGAAAAAATCTAATAAACAAATTGACTTATCGGATTTATTTAAACCCCAACAAAAGCAAGGCGAAAGATTTATTCGTAAGCAAGCTGTTAACATCACAGAGTTTTATCTAAGTGGTGATATTGAATCGTCAGAAGAATATATTGATTGGTTTGATATTATTCGTAGTGCGAGTGAAAGCGATATTATCAAAATCTATATTAACTCGCCTGGCGGTGATTTGTTTACCGCAATTCAGTTTCTTCGTGTGCTTACAGAAACTGAAGCGCAGGTTGTTATTTCTGTTGAAGGCGCGTGTATGAGCGCCGCAACAATCATTTTCCTATGTGGACATCAGTACGAAATTTCACCACATTCTATGTTTATGTATCACAATTATTCTAGTGGTGTTGTGGGCAAAGGTGGTGAAATGTATGACAGACTTGCCCACGAAAAAGAATGGTCAGAAAAACTTATGCGCGATATTTACGCTGACTTTTTAACTGAAAAAGAAATTACTTCAATCCTTGATAACAAAGACATTTGGATGGATGGAGACGAGGTTATTAAACGCTTAAAGAAAAAGGTCAAAAAACTTAAGAGCAACAAAAAGGAAGATTCAGATGAGTGATGAAAGATATGTAGTAGTAACTGCAGTTTCAACTCATAGGATGCGCTATGCTATTCCTATGAGCGAACTTCAAAAATTAAATCCTGAAATAGATATTACAGATAACCCTGCAATTCAAATTGAATGGGCTAAAGATGCTGTTACCATGGAAGAAGTAAAAGATTTTTCACAGGATCATTTGGGCGAGCAAATTGTTGATACTTTTATTTTAGACGAAGAACGAGTATTGCAATTGTTTGACCGTGATAATGATTATCTAAAATCATGGACTAAAGAGCAAAAGCTTAAGTATATTCATGAGTGGAAAGATGACTACACATGGAACAACAAATGATAGTTCAAATTGTTGGGTATGGATTTGTTGGTAAGGCACATGCATTAGCATTAGCAGGTGGAAACCGATCTGTACGAGTCTATGATCCAGCAAAGCATTATAATCATTGGAATGATGATGCTGATTGCTATATAATTGCTGTCAGTACTCCACAGGCAAAAGACGGTTCTTGTGATATGAGAAACGTTTTTGAAATCATTGAAATTATAATGGAAAGAAATCCTACAGCTCCTATTCTTATTAAGTCAACTATTAGCCTTGAAGGTTGGCGATTAGTAACTAGGGCGTACAAAAAAGCAAAACTCACATTTTCACCAGAATATTTACGGGCTGCCCATGCTATGGAAGATTTTAAAAATCAAAAGCGTGTTGATGTTGGTGGTGGCGATACTGGGTTTTGGTGTGGTTTACTTTCAGAGGGATTAGGAATTCCTGTTGAAACTAAAAATCCAGAGTCTTTAATTTTGACTAAATACTTTTGTAATTCCTTTTTAGCTACTAAGGTGGCGTTCTTTCAGCAAATACATGATATGTGTATTGCCGCTAATGTAGATGCTAATGATGTATTAACGTATGTTTCAGATGATCCGCGAATTGGTAAAAGCCATACATATGTAAGTTCAGTTGATAAAGGTTTTGGCGGGCATTGTTTACCCAAAGATGTATCCGCAACGATTTCCACAGCAATGGAACATGGATACGACTTGTCAGTTTTAAAAGAAGTTATGGAATATAACGAAAGGTTACAAAATGAAAAAAATAATATATGATAATTTCTGTGAGGTGACTAGTACTCGGACTGACGTCACTGTTGAGGTTGAAGCTGATAACATGAGGCCTGGCGTTTCGTTTGAGGCTTATGTTGCAAATAATAAAATCAAAATGAAATGGAATGGTAAAGTCTATGTTGGTAATGTGTCTGGCATGGAATTTACATCGAAAGGGCCGAGAGAACTATGAGAGTAGGATTTACTTGTTCGGCTTTTGATTTGCTCCACGCAGGTCATGTTCAAATGTTGCGTGAAGCAAAAGAGCAATGTGACTATTTAATTTGTGGGTTGCAGACAGATCCGAGTGTAGATAGAAAAGAAAAGAATAAACCAATTCAAACTGTAGTTGAACGATATACACAGCTTAAAGCATTATCGTATGTTGATGAAATTATTCCATATAATACTGAAGAAGACTTAAAAGACTTGTTGACATTATACACAATTGATGTTAGAATATTAGGAGTGGAATATAAAACTCAAGAGTTTACTGGCAAAGATATATGCCAAAAACGTGGAATTGATTTATATTTTAATAAACGTGATCATCGCTTTTCCACAAGCGATTTAAGAAAGAGAGTTTGTAATGACTGATGGACCATTTAAAAGCGCGTTTGACGCTGATACTGACGGTGTTGTTAGGCGCGAAATTGTTTCATACCGTATGAAAAATGGTATGATGATAAAAGAAACCGCATGCCGTGATTACTATAAATCTGGTGATTACCATGATAGCATATCAACACAACCTTTGGCGGTACGATAAGATGTCTAAACTACCAGAAGGCAGAAAGCCACTTACAATGAATGATTTAGCTTCACTCGATATTATGAAAAACGATATTTACGATACCACTGAAATAAGAGCAAAAGATAGTGATATGGAAATCTTCTTACATGATTTAGCTCGTAAAGAAAACAGCGACTTTATTCGTAGGGTCGCTGATCGTTTTGCTGAGTTGTCAAAAACAGCTCATAACCGTAAACATTGGACAGGACACGAGTAATGAGTATTCATCTTTGGGCTATTTACGTAATCACAGCACTTGAGGGTGGTGACTATCAATATACACATATTAAATCGTATGAAGATAGAATGAAATGTGAAATCAACGCATCAGTTTTTGTAGCTCATTACGAGCCTTGGGCTGATAACGAAACTGTAGAGTGTTTAAAGGTTGAGGAATGAAAAAACGTTTTATATTTGATGTGGATGGTACGTTAACACCTAGCAGACAAGCAATGGATCCAGAGTTTAAAGTCTGGTTTCTCGATTTTATGAAACGAGAAAAAGTTTGGCTTGTAACAGGCTCGGACTATCCAAAAACCGTTGAGCAACTTGGTAAAGATATTTGTGAAAATGTCGTTACATGTTATAGCTGTAGCGGCAACCAAACTCGTTTTCTTGGTAAGGTGGTAAACGCAAGTTCATTTGATCCTGATCCGTCGCTTACAACTCTATTGGAAGGTTGGCTCCAGTCAAGTCCTTTTCCTCTTAGAACTGGTAATCATATTGAAAAACGTGTAGGTACTTGGAACTTTAGTGTTGTGGGTAGAAATGCTGATACAGAACAAAGGGCTGAGTACGTTGAATACGATAAGCTAAACCGTGAGCGTGAAAGCATCGCATATCAAATTAATTCTGAGTTTAAAAATATTACCGCAACTGTAGGTGGTGATACTGGTATTGATATATACAATACAGGTAGCGATAAAAGCCAAATTTTAGATGACTTTAATAATGGTTCCGACCATATTGTTTTCTTCGGTGATAAGACAGAAATCGGTGGAAACGATTATCCACTTGCAAAAGCAATTAAACATCCAGGCAAAACTTATCAAGTTAACGATTGGAAACATACATGGAAAATTCTGAAAGATTTACAATGACACAAGAACATTATCACGAATATATGCTACGTCGTACCAAAGAAGTAAATACACGAGAAACAAAATGGGACAACCGATTTATGGAATTGGCCGAAACAATTTCTAATTGGAGCAAAGACCCGTCAAGCCAAATAGGTGCAGTCGCTGTTAACGATGAACGTCGTATTTTGGCGACAGGATATAATGGTTTTCCAAAGGGTATTTGTGATACAGAAGAACGTTTATCTAATCGCGATGAAAAATATCCACGTATCGTACATGCTGAAATGAATGCTTTGATGAATGCTCTATACGCTGGTGTGTCACTGAAAGATGCAACACTATATGTTTATGGATTACCCATTTGCCCAGATTGTACTAAGTGTGTTATTCAAGCAGGTATTAAACGTGTGGTATTACCGAATTATGAAACTGCGCCAGGTAACTGGTTAGACATTTGGAATGAAAGATCATTACCAATGTTCAAAGAAGCCGGGGTTTTGGTATGTTTACTATAGAAATGGACTGGGACGAAACTGCTATTACGATTTTAGATCCAGACGGCGAATACGAGGATTTACAAGTTATCGCGTATGATGACATTGTTTATATGCGACAATGGGATGAGGATATACAGAGATTTATTCTCATGTCGTTTTCTCCTAAAATGTTCTTATCACTTATGCAATCGTTTAAGCTTCCTGAAGGTGCTTATATGTTAAAAACGGAGGACGAACTATGATTAAGGTTTATGGAAAACCAAACTGTGCTTTCTGCACAAAAGCAAAAAACCTATTAGACCAACGCAATTTAGAATATGAATACAAAGATGTTTCTTTAGTGCAAAATATGACTGAACTTAAAGAAGCATATCCACAAGCCAAAAGCGTACCGCAAATTTGGGTCAGTGGAACTTATGTTGGTGGCTACAATCAATTGGTATCTTACTTAGAAGATACAGGATATAACGGTACTGGTTTCACACTTTAATTCAAAATAATTTCAAAAAAGTGAAATTAACTGTTGACATTGCCTTTAAAATAATATAGATTAATTATATCAAATAAAGGAATCATATTATGTCATATCAAGTTGAACTCGACATTTCATCAGAACCCACACACGACGAGGTTGTACAATTTGCAATTGAACATGGTTGTACCACTCAGCTTATAACGGCTAATGGCCCAGCTGGTGGCAACCCACTTTATCTTTTCAAATCTGAATCATTCGACATGCTCCAGGAATTGTTTGAGCAAGTTATGGGTCACGGCCACGGCTTTGACGAAGAAGAACTTAAAACTATGTTTGTGGAGGTATAATAATGATTGAGCAATTGGAATTCGCAAAACGTTTACGTGGCTTGGCTCGTCGCTCAGATAACTTTAGCAAAGATCGTCAAGATATCCTTGAGGAAATTATTATGATGGCTGAGCATTATGAAACTTGGGCTGAACGCATTGAAAAGCAAATGGAAATGGAGGCAGCTTAATGTCTATGCATTTAGTACGTGGAGTACAAGTCCACGGTAAATCAAAAATTAAAAAGAAACCAGGTTGGCAAAAAGCTCAAGCTGAGCACAACGCGTTTCTTAAAAGCATGGGTATCGACCCAGATAAAAAACCATCTAAGCAGAAAGGGAAACCACTTGAAACGCAATCGAATGACGTACACCGCGAGGGCCGCTCAATCCCGACGTCGGATGTTATCCCGGCAAATGCAGCGGCTAAACAACGAAATGAATACACGGGCGACTACATCGTCGGTATCGCAACAATGCACAAATCAAACATGGTCCCAGTCGGCCGCGGAGACGATCCAAAAGCCTACGCGCAAATGAGGAGAGGATAATGGAAATTAAAACTGATTTCATTGTTGACGATGAAGACATTACGTTTTCAAGTAAAGTTAGCCGATTTGAAGTTATTGATAACAAAGGTCGTGCCTACGTTAAATACAACGTTAAAGACATTTCATTCCAAATACAAGATGATGGTACAACTATGAAAGTATTCCTTAAATACGAAGAGGAAGAGGAGATTTGTAATGACTGAGAAAGTAATATATGGAATTGCTATTACAATCGGTGTTGTATTAGTTGGATGGTATTTGATCCATATTTGGTCTGATTGCTTGGAAGAAAACTCTGTATTTACATGCATGAGGATGTTGAATAAATAACTCTATTAATATGGAGTTATTTTATGTGGATTTACAAAGGGGAAGAATTTACCTCTGAAATGATTGAAGATTGGATTGGATTTGTGTATATCATTACAGACAAATCTACTGATATGAAATACGTAGGCAAAAAGCTATTAGTTTCAAAAAGAAAACTTCCACCACTCAAAGGTAAAACTCGTCGCCGTTCTGTTGTTAAAGAAACAGATTGGAAAAAATATTATGGTTCATCAGAACAAGTCCAGCAATTAGTTGAGGATAAAGGTGCTGATAACTTCCATAGAGAAATTTTAACTCTTTGTAAATCAAAAGGAGAACTTGGTTACCTCGAAGCCAAATATCAATTTGAACATGATGTCTTGTTGAGAGACGATTATCATAATGGAATTATACAATGCAAAATTCACAGAAATCACGTAAAGAGCTTAAAAAACAGTTGACATTCTTTTAAAAGTATTATATATTAGATATAAATGAAAAGGAGAATGTTATGATTGTAACTCGTACAAGTGTACTAACTGGCAAAGTTCGTACTCGGAATATACCCGTAAAACAACGCGATCTTGACTTGTTTGAAAAAGGCTATGCATCTATACATGATGCGATGCCTTATCTCGACTCGTCAGATCGCGAATTTATTTTGTGTGGTATCACAAATACAGAGTTTAAATATGCTTTTTCAAAGCAGTTAAAAGAAATCATTTCAGATGATTTTGGAGTTAAGTTTTGATAGTACTATTTAATGGACCTCCCCGTTCAGGTAAAGATGCTGGAGCTGATTACTTCAAGAAAAACTATGGATGGAAACATCTGTCTTTCAAATATCAATTGTACAAAGAAACGTGCAAATACTTTGGATGTGATTACAAATGGTTTATGGAAAGATACGATGATCGTTCTGTAAAGGAAGTTCCTCACGTAGATCTAGGCCATATGTCTTGTCGTGAAGCGATGATTTATGTTTCAGAACAAATTGTTAAACCTAAACGTGGTTTAGATTATTTTGGTCAATTAGTTGCAAACGAAATTGACTTAACAAAAGATTATGCTATATCTGACGGTGGGTTCGTAGATGAGTTGATACCCGTTGTGGAAAAAGTTGGATCAAAGAATTTTGTATTAGTTCAGCTTACACGCGACGGTGAAGATTACTCGTCCGACTCACGTAGATATTTCCAAGGAAGTCGTATCGAACATGAGTATGTTCTTGGAAATAAATATACAGAAATAGACAACAAATATGTATTACCTCAAGTGTTTGATGTTAACATGTATAGAATACACAATAATGGTTCTCTACAGGATTTTAATAACACACTTGAAAAAATATACAAATCAATTCAAACTAATGTAAAAACAATGGAGACTTTATAATGGATATTAACGCGATTGATAAAACATTCGTAATTGGAGCACTCAAAGAAAAGGTATGCAAAATCGTATTTACCAAGAAAAATGGCGAAACGAGAATTATGCATGCAACTTTGAATGAGGCTATGTTACCAAAACAAATCGATATTGAAGAAGCAATTCAGAAAAAAGAAAAAAAGCCAAACCCAGATGTATTAGCTGTGTATGATGTTAACGCGCCAGGTTGGCGATCTTTTCGGTGGGATTCCGTAACAGATTTTAACGCGGAGTTTAATGTCTAATGAGTATGATTTATAAAGGCGACGTGGTAGAGTCTGAGCTGTCTGCTAATTCAATTGGTGGTACTGAGATGATGCGTCAACGCCTACTCGATAACGTCAATAGAGAGCTCTTAGAGGGCTTCGCTATTCACTTCTCGCGCCCACGGGATATTCCTACAGATGTAAAAAACATCATGTATTGCCACGACTTGGCAGGCGATCCTGAAAACAAAGTTTTGTTAGATGGTGGGTGGGAAAAGTTTGAACACCTAGTTTTTGTATCAAATTGGCAACGAGACCAATACATTATGAGATTTGGAATTCCTTATTCTAAATGTTCAGTTATTCCAAACGCGATAGAAACTCGATATGATATAGAAGATAAACCAAAATCAAAAACTATCCGTTTTGTATATCATACAACACCTCATCGTGGACTTGAGCTCGTGTATCCTATTATTGATGCATTATCAAAAGAATATAAAAACATTCACTTGGATGTATACTCTTCGTTTGCTATCTATGGATGGCCACAAAGAGACGATCCATATGTTGATTTGTTTACAAAAATTCACAACCATCCGAATATGACCTATCACGGGTCAATTCCAAATGAAGATGTTATTGAGGCACTGAAAAAGTCTCATATCTTCCTTTATCCAAACATTTGGCAAGAAACATCATGTATAGCACTTATTGAAGCTATTAGATGTAGCTTATTGTGTATCCATCCAAACTATGGTGCACTTCCTGAAACCGCGGCTAATGCTACCGTGATGTATGATTATAATGAAGATCCTGCAACTCACGCTAATTTAGCATATGCCATTACCAAAGGTGTATTAGAACAAATTAAAAACGATCCAAATTTCCTAAATAGATTTACAAAATCAGATCGCTTTGCTTTGATCCCAAATGATATTACTACTTATGGCAACCTGTGGACTAAACTTTTAAGGCAAAAGGCAAGTTAACAGTTGACAATTTCAAATACTTGTGTTATTATAGTATTTGTAAATTAACTGAAACGGAAAAATTATGGCAATATTAGTAGACTATAACCAAGTTATCCTTGCCTCGCTATTTGCGAGCATTGGAAAACATTATGACGTGGCTGTTGATGAAAACATCATCCGTCACATGTTTTTAAACTCTTTGCGAGCTAATCGTAAAAAGTTTTCAGAAGAGTACGGTGAAATCGTTGTTTGTGCAGATGGTAAAAATACCTGGCGCAAAGAAGCTTATCCATACTATAAAGCAAATCGCAAAGCCGGTCGTGATAAATCAGAACTCGATTGGAATGCACTTTTTGAAATTATGAATAATCTTCGTTCTGAAATTAAAGAGTACTTTCCATACAAAGTAATTCACATTGACCATTGCGAAGCTGATGATATCATTGGTACAGTAATACACGAACATGGATCTGAACTTAATATTGGTTCTGAAAAGTTCCTTATTCTTTCAGCTGATAAAGACTTTATTCAACTTCAAAAATACGCAAATGTAGATCAGTATGATCCCATTCGCAAGCGTTGGATTCGTCATGATCAACCAGCGCAATACCTAGAGGAGCATATCCTTAAAGGTGATACTGGTGATGGCGTACCAAATATTTTGTCACCAGACAATTGCTTGGCTGTTGGCGAACGTCAAAAAGCTATGACTAAAAAGCGACTAGCTTTGTACTCAGAAGGTACACAAAACATGGACGAAGAAACTCTTCGTCGTTTTTATCGTAACAAAATGATGATTGATTTATCTGAAATTCCTCAGAAATATCAGGATCAAATTCGTGCAGAATATAACGAAGAAAAAAATATAGGTAGAGAACATCTGTTCAACTATTTTATCCAGAAAAAACTCAAGCATCTCATAACCGATATACAGGACTTTTAATATGGCGGTACACATATCAATTAGCGAAATTATAGCTGAAACTGGTAAATTGAAAACATCTAAGGAAAAGGTTGCAAACCTACAAAAGCATGACAACTTTGCATTACGTACGGTCATTCAGGCTACGTATGATCCTGCTATCGAGTTTTTAATTCCTGATACTCCTCCACCTTGGAACAAAAATGATTATGAGGATGAGGCTAAAGCTATGCTTATATCTGATTCTCGTCGTCTTCGCATATTTGTAAAAGGTGGTGGATACGACAACATTAAACCAATAAAGCGCGAATCGCTTTTTATATCGTTTTTAGAAGATATTGATAATGATGATGCAGACTTGTTGGCTAATTACATGATTTGTAAAAAGCCCTTTAAAGGTATTTCACTTAAAGTAATCAAAGAAGCATTTCCACAACTAATTAACGAAACAACAAACGGATAAAAAAATGGGCAAGCGTAGATCCTTCCGAGAAACATGGGACGATGACGAATGGGGAGATAAGGACGATTATTCTTCAAAGAAAGAAAATCGTAAAAAGCAACGCAGAGAGAAGCGAAAATCAAAGCTTTCTGAGCGCTGGTTAGAGGACGATTTTAATCTTTTGAAAAAAAATAATAAGTAGTTGGTTTTAAACGATTCTTTTTTGTAATTAAATCAAATTAACTGTTGACAAACCTGTTTTAATATGTTATATTGTTTATATAAGGTAAAACGAAAAAGGAATCTACCAAATGAAAAAAGTTACAAAATTCGACAAAGCAACTCTTAACTCTCTTCGTACTGAAATGCAAGCTGTGCTAGACAAATTTGGTGCTAACCTAGAATTTGAAGTTGGTAACATGCGTTTTTCTGATGCCGAAGTTGAAATTAAAGTTTCGGCAAAAGTAAAAGGTGCAACTACAATGGTTGACCGGCTTTTACAAATGGAAGCTGCTCGTCTTGGTCTAGTTATGGAAAACAAACATGGTGAAAAGCTTGTTAAATACAAAACACGCTCACCAAAGTATGCTTTCGTATATTCCACACCAGATGGAAAAATGTACAAGACTGACGAACGTGGAATTAAAGCTCGGTTTGGACAACTTCAAGCCGCATAAAAAAATTAAAAAAAGGGGGTTGACAATCAATCCCCTTTTTGTTATAATACGAATATAAAATGAAAGAAAGTGAAAATATATGCTAAACCAAAAAGTAATCTTAACCGACGTAGACGGAGTTCTACTTGACTGGGTCCACTCATTTACACAATGGATGGAACGTCACGGTTATACCCAAATAGATAATGGAGAAAATGAATACGACATTGGTACTCGTTATGGTTTGGAGTTTGAAGAAAAAGAACGTCTAGTTCGGATGTTTAACGAGTCAGCTTGGATTCGTAAGCTTCCACCTCTTCGCAATGCTATTAAGTATGTACGTAAATTACATGAGGAACATGGTTATGTCTTTCGTGTAATCAGTTCACTTAGTACTGACCCTTATGCTGGTCACCTTCGTACCAAAAACTTAATTGAAATGTTTGGTCCTACCGTATTTGAGTCTTATACTTATATAGATACTGGTGCTGACAAGGATGAAGTCCTTGAACCATATCGTGATACCAAATGTTGGTGGATCGAAGATAAAGTTGAAAACGCAATTCTTGGTAGAACTCTCGGTCTGGATAGTATTCTAGTTAACCACCCGTTTAACATAGATGCATTTGTTGGCGATATGCCACGTTGCAATAATTGGAAAGAAATTTACGAAACAATTGTTGGTTAGCATACAAATTATATAAATATAAGCATAGGTGATATACTATGCGGTAAAGGAACCGTAATTTGGTTCCTTTTTTTGTAATAAAATAGGAGAATTAATGCCTACTTATACTTTTGAAAACACTGATAATGGCGAACGCTTTGACAAAATTATGTCAATGGCGGAACGTCAAGAATACCTAGACAATAATCAAAACATTAAACAATTGATAGTGAAAGCACCGTCTATCGGTGACTCTGTTCGCTTGGGATTAAGAAAGCCTGACGACGCGTTTCGTGATGTTCTAAAGAATGTTAAAAAACATCATCCCGGTTCATTTCAAAAGGATGGTGCAAAAAACAAAATTAACACATGGTAATACACCATAAGGAGGTTTCATGGCAAAACAGCGAAGACTATCCAGGAAAGAAAAAAGAAGAGTAGAACGTGAACAAGATTATATGATGCACATCTTAAACAATAAGTTTGGAATGCGCAAAATTAATCCACTCACACCATCGCAAGGTGATTTATTTTCTTCTTATCAACAAGGGTACAATATCGCGGCCATCGGAACAGCAGGTACAGGAAAAACAATGTGTGCTACATACTTGGCACTCAACGATGTACTACAGAAAGGAGAGTATGAAAAAGTCGTCATAATTAGATCTGCGGTTCAGACAAGGGAACAGGGTTTTATGCCAGGTTCTCAGGCACAAAAAGAGGCAGTGTTTGAAGCACCATACACTGATATTGTTAACGATCTATTTGGAAGAAAGGATGCTTATCAAGTTTTAAAAACAAAGGGAATGATAGAGTTCAAAACATCATCGTTTGTAAGAGGACTCACATTTGATAACGCAGTCATCATTGTAGATGAATGCCAATCAATGACATACCACGAGCTTGATAGTATTATTACGAGGGTTGGTGAATCATCAAAAATTATTTTCTGTGGAGACACGAAACAAGATGACTTACAACAATCACGAAATAGAGCAGACATTACAGGGTTGCACGACTTTATAAAAGTTTTAGATGCGATTAGAAGCTTTGACGTAGTTAGATTTGGCGTAAACGATATCGTCAGGTCTGGTTTAGTAAAAGAATATATAATTGCAAAGGAACAATTACTAGAAGCAGCTTAAGCTTTTCAAGGGTGCCCGCTCAGGGCATCCATTTTATTAAGGAATAACTAATGACTATTTGCACAGTCACGCCAAATGCCAACCACCAAATTGGCAAATTATGTAAAGAAAACAAATGCTACGCTATCACATTGAGCGTTAAAGGTGGTGGCTGTGCTGGTTTTGAATATGAGTGGGGCACCGCAAAGGTAGAAGATTTAGAACCAGGAGACGAAGTAATCGCATGCGATGAAGGATCTTTTGCAGTAAAATCTCACGCGGTTATGTTTTTAATTGGAACAGAAGTAGATTACGTTAAAAGTTTAGTTGGATCGAATTTTGAAATTAAAAATCCAAACGCTCATAGTAGCTGTGGATGTGGTGTAAGTGTTAATTTTGATATGGATAATTTAGTACCACAATTATAGGAAAAAGAAATGCCACTTGTATCCACAACAGCTGATAAACATATTGGCCATGCATGTAATGGTCCACCACCAGGACATCCAAAACCTTTTCATCAAACAAAGTATAAAGCTTCACAAACCAAAGTGAAGGCCGGCGGAAACCTAGTTATCCGTGACGGAGATGCGACTGGCTGTGGAGATCCAGTGAAGGGATTTTCAACTAAAGTTAAAGTCGCAGGGAAAGGTGTACATCGTATGGGAGATGCGACAAAAGGACACGACTGCCATTTTGTAGCTAACGCCTCAGCATCTGGGCATGCCAAGGTAAACGCAGGCGGATAAAATGTCTATTAAAGGTAACTTTACCGGTACTATCGGCTTCACAAGATCTAATCCAGATTATTTCGCTTTACTGACTGCTTTAGCACAAGAAACAGATCCAGTATTAAGAGCAGCTATTGAAGCTCAAATAGTATATACGTCTCCTTTGAGAAGAGACGAAAAACAACTTTTTGAATATGCTTATTTTGATTATATCGAAGATAACCCAGGATACATCGAGCCTTATGCTGTTGACGATTACTCGTACATGTATGCTCTTCCAAATTATGTGGTCGATGGTTATATAAATATACAAAACGGTAACGCACAAGATTTGTATGTGTTGGCCGGCTATGTACTTGACGACTATGTTTCATCGAGTGGAGTATCCATCGGAAGCGGTTGGAGTGCATATGTTGGTGAATACTACAACCAAGACGGGGAAACAACATAATGGCAATTACTAAACGCAGCGATAAGGGTAGTGCTTTAACATATCAGGAAATGGACGATAACTTCGATGCCATTGCTCCAAGAACAAGTGAAACAGGTGCTGTTCAAATTCCTGCCGGTACTACGGGCGAGAGACCAACTGGTTCAGAAGGCCATTTGCGTTTTAACACTGCATCTAAACAATTTGAAGGTTTCCAAGGTACTGTTTGGACTAGCGTAGGTGAAGGCGGCGGTGGTGCTGGAGCCCCTGGTCCTCAAGGTGTACAAGGTCCTGCAGGAGATGGCTCAGGCGACGGAATACAAGGTGAAAGAGGTATCCAGGGTGCTGATGGTATCGCTATTCAAGGCGCTGACGGTGGACCTGGTATACAAGGACCAGCAGGTTCTGTACAAGGTTTGCAGGGTACAGATGGTAACGATGGTTTAGGAATACAAGGTTCAGCTGGCACGCCTGGCGCGGCCGGTCCACAGGGTACTGCTGGTGAAGATGGCGACCCGGGTGTTCAGGGTCCTGCAGGTTCTGTCCAAGGTCTACAAGGTTTGCAAGGATTTCAAGGTGCTGGCGGATTACTTGGCGGCCAAGGTGTTCAAGGTCAAGCTGGTTCTTCTCAGGGTATCCAAGGTGTTGAAGGTAATCCTGGTGATGAGGGTACACAAGGTTTTCAAGGTTTCCAGGGCCCAGCGGGTTTGGCGCAGGGTGTCCAAGGTGTCCAAGGTGGTGACGGTCCAGCAGGATTTGGTTTCCAAGGTATTCAAGGCGGCGGTGGCCAAGGTGTTCAGGGTTTACAGGGTAACGATGGTCCTGCAGGTTTTGGATTGCAAGGTGTCCAAGGTCTCCAAGGTGAAGAAGGACCTGGCGGTACTGGTCCTCAAGGTGTTCAAGGTGTTCAAGGTAATCCGAGTAATATTCCTGGCCCGCAAGGCGTTGAAGGCCCAGAAGGTCCACAGGGTACT